TCTTTCATTGTGAAAAGAGAACTTACTTTATTTGCTGGTCCATAAATCATTACATAATCAAGTGAAGGACCAATTGACAATATTCTATGAAATGTAGAATCAAAACCTGGTTTCTCTATTGTGTCTGTAATTGTGAATTCCATCATGTCTTTATCAAAAAATACTCTAAGTCCATCTGTTTTTGAATAATTAGGTTCAGGTTTAATTAATATTTTATTGCCTACTGGTCTGTAATATGCAGGTGTGCCAGCGGTTGATTGAAATTCAGTCTCTGAACCAACTTGATCTAAAGTATATGGTTTAAGTTTAATCCAATTATCATTATCATCTGATACTTCCACTTTTCTAATCACCAATGCTGTTGCAATTGGATAAACACTGGTGCCAGATGTTAAATCCTGAGTAACACCTTCTATGTCTCCATCTACTAATTCATTCGAATCTACAAACTGCCAACCTCCATAATTTGTCATAATCCATGTCCAAACTGTTTTACTCCATTCATTTATAGATCTTGTTCTGTCTTCAATTGAATATTTATTTAAATCAGCACCAGTTAACCAACTAATGTCTTGTATAATACCCTGTTTATTGGTAGTGTCGCTAAATTGCATTTTTGTAAATTATTTATTTTTTTTATTTTTCGCCTTTTCTTCAAGATATACTTCCTCCCACACTTCTTGAGTTTGCTTCATCGCTTCAATTTGTTGTTCTAACGCAGTCAATGCTTTAATTACTTCATTCTTTTTTTCTTTATCACCCACAGATTTTGTTAATACTCTAACCTGCGCAGTGTAAATTACTTCCTTGTTAAGTGCGTCCTGGATCTGCTGTTTTGCATATTCTTCGATTGTGATTGTTGGTTTTATGGTATGTTTCATATTTTTTTTAATTACTTCTGGACTAATAAAGTATCATCTTTCCAGAGCTCTCTTTTTTTTTAAGAAGTTTTTGAAAAAAACTTAAAAGATCTGTAGTACTATATGTAGTACTATCTGTAGTACTATATGTAACTGTTTCAGGTTGAAACCACGGTGATTTCAGGATGAAACTACGGTGATTTCAGGTTGAAACCACGGTGATTTCAGGATGAAACTACTCTTTTAGCACTTTAAAGATTCTTCGATTGTTAACTCTGCATTAACTGCAGATGTTGTTAACTAGTAAAAAGTTGTAGTCTGATCCTGGCCTAGTCATGAAAAATAAATTATTAATCAACCAGGACCAGACTACAAACTTCGATTAATTTTTTAATAATATCTTATTTATATTATATCGCCAAAAAACAAAAAAGGGAAATGTTAAAGTTTTTCAAACATTGTTTTCCACCTTTTGTCGTAAGTGTGATTAAATGACCATTTGTGAATTTGTTCAACTTTCTTCTCTCTTTCTTTTGGATTATTAATATAATAATCCTTTAACTCCAGGGCCTCTTCTGTTGTATCCCAGTAAACTCTAACATCAGATGGGTATAATTCCTCACACCCGGGAAATCTTTTAGTGAGCGGCAAACCATAAAAAGCTGGAATGATAAAATATCTATTTGAAGTGTATCCTTGAACATCTGTAAAATGCGAAATATCTAATGTTACTTTTGCAGATGAATAGATTTCAGGCATTGCTTTAAAAATCTTTGCCCTGAGTGGATGTTGTTGTGAATTAATTATTTTTAATTCTGATTTCTCCAACATGTCTAATACTATATTTGCTCGTTGTTTAAATCCTCGACCTGTATTTATACATCCAATAAACACAAAGGGCAAATCAAATTTTGAATTATATCTTTTTTCTTTAATTGGCGTGCAACCCAATGGTAAATAATAAACCTCTGGTATTTTTAATGCTTCTTTCCAGAAATCAGATTGTGCATCATTTGAAACAAACATTGCGTCAATGTAATTTTTAAAATTACCTTCAAAATATCCTGTTTCTTTGTTTCTATAATCACCGTACCAAAACACAATTTTAGCATTTGGTAATTTTACGCGTATATCATGTACCCACATTTCATTATACAAAATCTCCATTAAACAATAAACAACAAGATCTGGTTTGTAATCGATTATTTCATTTATATCCAGAGTTGGTCGGGCTGAAATAAATTTAAAAGGAATGCCTAATGTTCTTAATCCATTTTGCATTCCAACAAAATTAGGACAGTACAATTCCAATTCTGGATAATCTGCAGCAACCAATGCTACTCTTTTTGGTTTATTCATATTTTTGTGAGTTCTACTCTTATCATTTTATTATCAGTTGTAATTATCGACTTAATTTCCCAAGGTTTATAACCATATGTCTTTCCAAATCTTTTATATCTTACTTCGCGATGATCAAAGTACTGAAAAGAGGGCTCTGTAAATTTCTTATTATCATGTGGATCTTGATTTGCGATTGAATATTTTGCGTTGGGTACACCAATTGTTACAAAACCACCCGTCTTTAAAACTCTATGCATTTCGTTCATAATGTGTGTTAACTGATCATTTGTATCTACTTGTTCAATCACACACCAACAATAAATTTCATCATATGTTTCATCTTCTGCTGGAAATATATCTTTTCTAAAGTCTAAGATCGCATCAGTTTTAACTTCTTTTGAGATATCCCAGTTATCGCAATCTTCCATGTATTGTTCTCCACAACCTAAATTTAATTTTTTCATCTTTTGTGTGCTTTATGAAGATATAAGTGTCTGGCATAATAAGAATCTGCAGCTTGCAATGGATTATCATTAAAGCTGTAATTTCCTAAATGCCGCACCCATACATCACGCCTAATAATTGTACCTAATTTTTCAATTACCCGAATCGACCATTCGGAATCTTGACCATATATATAAAAATCTTCATCAAACCAACCAACTTCTTTAAGAATATCCTTTCTAAACAGAAAACAAAAACCAGAACAAACATAACCATGATTTCCTTTTACTAACTCCTCTCCTTCTTTGGGCGCATACTCAAGTGTTCCGTATGGCTGTTCGTTACCTTTATTTATTCCACCAACTTTGTCACCAATTGGAAATACTGATCCTCTTTCATCAACACTTTCCATGAGTCTTGTTAACCAACATTTATCATCTTTGTGTTTTACTGGAACAAATGCATCAGAATCAATTAAACACACGTAATCACATGTTGATTCACTAATTAGTTTATTCCAGATCTTTGAAGTATGTGCAGTGTTTAGTCTATTGTCAAAAATGGTTAATTTAAAAGGATGATCTGTATTGTGAATAATTCTACTAATTGCTTTATCAATAACTTCTGGCGCTTCCTTGAATTTAAGCATAATAATCTCAACTCTTTTTGTTTTAGAATCATTAGTCATTGGAATTCGCGAAAGTCTTCTAACTTCTTTAAGATTTTCTATTAAATCTTCTTTCATGAAAGTGTATTCATTATTATTAATTCAATCTTTTTAATATCATCATGTGTGATATCATGATGAAAAGGTAGTAAAGTATAAGTATCTTCAATCTCATCCATGTTAGGTAAATCATTTCTGCGTCCACCAAAAATAGTGTATTTGTCATTTCGATAATGATGTCCTGATATTTTAATATCTTCCTTCTCAAACGCCTTTTCAATTGTCTTAATCTCTGGATGTCTTAATATCACAAGCCATGGTCTAATCAATAACCAATTTACAATTGACGATTGTTCATACATGTCTGCAACATTCTCTCTTTTCTCCAGAAGTTTATCAATATTTCTTAAATTACCCAATCCAATAGCTGCTGCAATATTGTTCATGTGATACTTATAGCCTACTTCCTTAACATCAATATCCCCTAATTCTTGTTTTTTAGGACGGTCAATTCCAAGCCATCTTAATCTTTTGGCCTTTTCATGTAATTCATCATCTTTGCAAAGTAACAATCCTCCATCTCCAGCTGTTAATGTTTTAATTGCCTGCAATGAAATACATGTAAATTCTGAAGTACCCCACTCATCATTCGAACCAATTACCTGTGCTGCATCTTCAATTACTGGTAGATTATATGTCTTTGCAATTCTTTGGACTTCTTTTAATCCTTCACCACACCCTCCAAAATGTACAAATACAATCGCCTTTGTTTTGCTGGTAATACGATGTGCAATATCTTGTGGATCAATTACTAAGTCTTCAGTTACATCAGCAAAAACAGGAACACCGCCACATTGAATAATTGGTATATTTGTTGCAGTGCATGATAAAACAGGCGTAATTACTTCATCACCGGGCTTTACACCTGCTAAAATATAAGCTAAGTGCAATGCAGATGTACCTGAATTAACAGCTGCTACATTTTTAATATTGTATTTTTCGGCAAATTCCTTTTCAAATTGTTGCACAACAAGACCTTCTGCTAATTGAGTGCCAGATAATACTTTGTTTACTAAATATTTTGATTCGTCGCTTACAAAAGGTTTAAATAAATTCATAATATATTTTCTAATTTTAATAATTCGATAAGGCCTTCTTCAAATAATGTTATTGGTTTCCATTTTAGTTCCTTTCTAGCTCTGCTTGAATTCAATTGATAAATTGCATCCATTCCTGGACGTTCGCCAACTGTAACTGGAACCTTTCTGCCTACTATTTTTTCAATAATTTCAATAATTTCATTAACAGAGTATAAATCATTATTACTTATGTTATAAGATCTATTGCCGTTAAGCAAAACTGTTTCCATTAGTGGGGGTATGTTTGACACATGTAGATATTCACGTTTTCCAATACCGTCATTATGTATAGGCACGGGATCACCTGTCTTTAATGCCTGTATTACTCTTGGAATTATCTTTCTTGAATCTTGTCTTGGTCCAAAAATATTACAAAATCTAGTTTCAGTTGTTTTATCTTTTAAACTTGGATAACTGGCATCATATGCATATCTAAACAAAGCACCAGTCGCCTTTGACGCAGAATATGGATTGCGTGGAAATAAAATTTCATCTTCTTTCTTGCGATATTCACACTCGCCAAATATTTCGTCTGTGTTCACATAATTTAATTTTACAAGATTCTTTAATTGTCTTGCCGCTTCAAAAATATACAAATTTCCAAGAGTATTTCTAAATATAATATCTCCAGGTGTTTTAATTGAGCCATCTACATCACTGTATGCCGCTGAATGCAAAATGTAATCTGGTGAAATATCAAGTATTGTTTCAACTACTTTAGGATCTGATACATCCATATTAATAAATTCAAATGAATCATTAATTATTTCAGGATGAGAACCAAGTGAAAGATTATCAATTACTGACACATTCCATTCTTTTTTCACAAAATATTCAGTGACATGGGAAAAGATAAATCCACATCCTCCCGTGATTAAAATTTTAGGTGATTTGAGCATACTTTTTACTTCACTTATATAATTACTTAACTTTGTGTAGAAAACCTCTCAGAAGTCAACAGAGGGCCTAATAATATTATATTATTTGTGTTTTCTCATGTGAAAAGCGAGACCTCCTTTGTTTTTTGCTACAAATCCACAAATTTCACATTTTAATGGATTATTTTCTGTAGTTGGTTTGTCTTTTATTATTTCTTCAAATTCTTTGTCACTGATTGGTTCAGGTATTTTTGGTATATCTTCATCTTCTTTAAATAATTCATATGATTCTTTTTCAATATTTTCATTTGGATCATCTGGAAAAAGATCAGTAACAATATCATCAATTTCATTAGTCGACATTAATAACTCCCATGTTGGATTTACCTTTAATGTTATTAATACATGTTTTACTGGAACGTCAATAACACTACCATTGAAATTTGGATCATTTCTTCTAATATACATGTGAGTAACATTGGGATATTTTTTAAGTGTGTCTTTATAAGTTTGTAAATTGGTTTGAAATAGTGATGACATAATTAAAATTTGTTAATTTCCTTTTTTAATTCTTCGATAACTTTTTGTTCAAAATATTCAGTACCCGTTGTATCAAGCGCAAGCGCATCATAATATTCCTGTCCTTTGCATTCTGCCTTTGAATCATATACTGCATATCTATCTATTTTTCGTTGTCTATCTTCTTTCTTCATTAAACCTTTATGCAATAAAATATGTGGTACATACACTTCCTTTGCTGGACGAGAATAAAAGAAAGGTGGGGCATTTCCACAATGAACTCTTTGTCTTAAAAATTGAGTGCTCATTCCAGGTAATCTTCTATAAAATCGAACATTATAAAAACCCAATCCTTTCATGTAGTGTTGTTCATCATTCCATAAATTAACAACATGAAATTGACATGCTAATCTTCCGTTTGTTAATTCTTCCAGTGTTTTTCTGTCAACAGTGGGTAATGTTTCATCCATGTCTAACACAAGATGCCAATCTGCTTTCAATTTTACTGCTTTGTTTAAAAGATCTGTTTTAATATCTGGTTGACTGTATCCCCATTCTCTATTGTCATGATAATATCGAATACCATATTTTTTCATATATGCTTCTTCCTTTGGTCCTGCATTACATAAACAAATAATAACATCATCACATAAACGCTTGAATTCTTTTAATGTTTCTTCTAAATAATTGTCTGCTTCACCTGGACCGCAGACTCCAAGACCCAAAATTTTCATATTTTTAATTTATTTAAAGCTTCTTCAAACGAAATTGGAAATTGATATATCTCATTCACGAGAAAATTAGCAAATTTAAATTTCGCAATCCTTGCGTGATGAATACCTTTTGTTTGTTTAATAAATCTAAGCTGGCCTTGATATGCTTCAATCTCTTGTTTCATTCTAAATTGCTCATCATTTTGATATTTTTCAATCCATTTGTGATAATCTCCATTTTGTTGTTTAATGTGTATCCTTTCGTGTTCTATTAAATCATCTCGGACGTCTTTTTCATCACACAAATAAATAGCACCTTCATAATTAGTAATTACATTCTTTATTTTTCTATCTTCGAATGTAGCACCAGGCGGCCAATCATTTATTATCTTTACAGTTTGCAATTGCTTTTTCATACATTGGGTCGTCATCTGGTTTTGATAATCTACCTTCTTTAATGGCCTTTTTAATCTCCTTTTCATAATATCTATTTAATTTCTTTTCAATCTCTGGATCTACTACTTCTTCTTCGTGTCTAAATTCACCATTGTCTAATTCTTTTTGTAACTGTTCCTTTAACAGATCAGAAATATCAGATTTTAACAATTTCTTAACAGCTTCCTCTTCTTCGGTGTTAATTCTTGTCGTGATCAATTTATCAAATAATTCGCGTGGTGCATTTTTACTAATTTCACTAAGGACATCCATGTTTTGTTGATGTAAATCTTTCATATTTAATTATTATTTAGCTTGAATATATTTACCACCAGATAATGTTTGTCTATCCTGAGGTGGCACACTATTATCAAAAGCCCATTCAATTCGTTTTGGTTTAGGCATCGATCTTCCTTCTTTTTTTGCCATTTCTAAATTTTCCTGTGCAACTTTTAATTCAGCATTAAACGCGTCTCTTAAAATTTTCTCAGCTTGATTTTTTGGAATTACTTGATTTAATTTAATACCACAATTCTTTAAAATGTTATTATAGTTTTCTCCATTCGACCAACCAATTAATTCAAAACGATTATTATACTTCTGCGTTGAAGCTTCCTGTTCATCCGCTGCAAAGATATTACCATTTGCTTTTTTGTAAAAGAATACCAAAACTGGTGTTCTTAAAAATGAACCTTTGAATTGTACATTTTCGAATTCGCCTGGTCCTTCTTGCGATATGTTTGTGTCTATGCTGTTTATCATAATTTTGTATTTGTTAAACAAATACTCCGCCGGATAACCGTCAGGCGGAGTATAATGAATGGTTATCCTATTGTGTAATTATCAATAGTGGTGATATATTGAGTAATAAAGCTATATCAAACTTCAATTAGCTACCGATAAACGTACTAGATGCGTTAAGTACAACAGCTGCGTCTGCTCTTAGAACTGCAACTCCGAAAATTATATCCACAACGGTAAGATAACCGAGGTTTCTTAATTCATATTTTGATTGTACTCTAACTCTTCCTCCTTCTGCAGAGTATGAAGGTGCATTTGGATTAACCTGTGTTTGAATGGCGTATCCAAATGCTTCCTTTCTTGCTAAAAGATTTCTATAAGTCAGTAAGCTGGAAACAACATTGGAAGAAGTGTATACAGGAATTCCGTATAGTGTTCCTTTTAATCCAATTGTTGGTGCTCCTTCACCTAAACCTCCTGTGGCTACCATGCCGGGTGTTGTCAAAGGACCACGTGAACCTTGGTCATAATACTTTGAAATTGCACCTAACTGGACCCAGTAAGTGTAAGGGTGAATGAAGAATGCAGTGTCTTCCTGTGAATCAAAATCTGCAGATTCAAGGGTGTTAATAGCTCTACGAATATCTGCGTCGGAAAGTACTGTTGATGTGTCTCCTATTTCAGTTGTTACACTAGACCAAAGTCCAAATAGTGCAGCTTCAAGAGCTGTTCTAAGAGTACCAGCTGCTTTCTTTGTGTAGATTGCATTTGCATCATACATTGAAAGAATTTGTTTCATGTCTTTGTCACCAATTATGAATGCTACATAATTATGAGTGTCAACTGAAATTTCTTTGTCATCTGCTGTTTCTGCTTCTGTTGTGATTTCTGCACCTTGTGTAGACTGTGTTCCTAACGAAAAGGAATTAGTAAACACTCCTGGAATATGGAATTTAGTACCTCCTCCTGTGGCGTATGCAGAAATATCTAGAAAAAAGTTAGCAGCAACTGCCTTGGCGAACATTTCCTCCAAAACCATTGGTGTCCAAATTTCTCCTAAATATGCATCTACATCAGTAGCATCAAACGGATCAGTAGTTACAGCAAATGCATAATTTGTTTTAGTCATTTTTCGAATATTTAATTAGTAATGTACTAATCAGTCACTGTCTTTAGCGTTTTGCGATTGAAGGGAATGCTTTCTTTCTTTCAGCTGGTGTCATATCTTTGAATGCTTTTCCACCCACATTGAAAGATGTTCGGCCAGATGGTCTAAGTGAGGCATTTGCAACTTCGTCTGATGATTGAATATGTTTTAACGCACTTTTTACAAATGGTTTTTCTAACGCCTCTTTTGGCGAAATATTCATCCCGCTTGCATATGCGAAAACTTCATCAGTTGCGTCTGGAGATAATCCATGTGCATGTTGAAATGATCTTTTCATATTTTCTGATTTCAACATCTCAACATCCTTCTTCAAAGAATCGTCATTATCTGATTCTCCGTTATCCTCAGCGCCAGACTGTTTCTGATTTTTGAACTCATTGTAGAGATCGCGATAAGGTTTTCCTGTTTCTGGGTCAATTGCCTTTTCTCGCCATGCTTTTTTTTTGGCAATAGCCGTTTGCAGGTCTTTCCTTATTTTTTCATCCTCAATTTTATCAACATTTTCTTCTTCTAAATCTTCTTCTTCATTGTCTTCTTCGTCTGTTATCGCAAAAGAATAAGTAATGTTTTTAAAATTGTCAGTGTTTAAATTGGATAGCACTGTTCCAGTATTATTTTTTTTCATAATGTTTTATCATTAATTAATAATTTGATAAGGTTTATTCCTTAATCACGTTTTTTTCACGAGGTTTACATTCCTCCTGTTTATAATATACTGCCACTTTTTTAAAAAGTACAATTTGCATCATCTGTAAATATCTGAATCATCGGTTTTTCTTTGTGGCTTTTGTTGTGTTAGTGGTGCAATTAATCCTGACTCAACTAATCTCACAACCCCCTTTCTAATTTCCAGTGAATCGTTTTCAATGTTTAATCTATTTCTGGTGTCTGCATTAAATTCATTAAATCGTTCAAGAAGTTCAATAAAATTATCGACATTACTCGATCCTTTTACAATGTTTATTAAATCCTGTAAAGTATTTTGTTCCATATTATTTCGATCCCAAATTTTGAGTAGTATCGGGTATTGCTAAACTTGATTTTCGTTGTTCAATCCCTGGAGGTGATTCTAAATTACCAGGTCGTCCAGTTGTTGAACTTAAGCCAGGAATAAGTGGTGGTTCTGTTCCGCCGTATAATGAAATATTTTCACCACTCAGTGCAAGAACTCTTTCCAAAACCTTTTCAGCTCTTGGATCACCTTGTGCTGCTAACATTTGGTAAAGTGTAGTAAGTGAAATAATTCTTTTTTCTACGTCAGTCTGTTCGCCTGTGATTACTATATTAAATTTGGTTTTAATTTTGTCATAAAAACCAGCAGGTCTTTTAATAAATAATTCATGTGCTATTTTAATTGGATCTGTGAATTGTTTAATAATATCTGGACTAATTAATTGACCACTTAACACAGACGCCTTAATCGCCTGTCCAACAATGTGATTTTCTGCTGCTTTTCTTATTACTTCGAAACCTGGTAAATCACCATTCATAATTACTACATTTTCGCCAGCTTTTGCCTTTCTAATAAATTCTGGAATTAAAAAATCCATTATTGATTTTTTAAAAATAAATGCTAATTTCTCTCTTTTGAATGCAAAATGACTGTTCGCTGCATTACTTAACATTACCCCCAATCGAAATGGTGTGCCTGATTTCATTTGTTCGCCCGTCGCAATTTCAAAAGTAAATGATTTTTGATCTGAATTTCTTTCCCATTCATTCATTAAATTATTTGCTTCTGCAGAAAATCGCGTAGATAAATCAACTTGTTGTAAATCACCATTCGGTTCAAGTACTAAAACATCACCATCTTTTGTTTCCTTTGCGAGATTTCCAGCCATGTTTTCCTGGAGTGTAGTAAATAATCTCTTTGAAGACCATTCAAATGAATTCTTTAGAATATTAACTATTACATTTTTTGCTATTTGGTTTGGGATCTGATTTTCCATTTCTCCAATTCCCATCCATCTTCCATGTTGTTTCGACCAGTGAACTTCACGATATGGTCTTTCTGATATTTCTTTTGCATAAAAAATATGACCATTGTCTATGTTTTTCTTTGATCTTGGTGTTTTGTCAATTGTAACAATAAAAAATGCATCAACTACTTCATCTTCATCGTCCTTATTATATGGTTTATTGTTTACTTTGTTTAAATACCACTTTGGTATTGTTCCTGTTCTTTCATAAACTGTGCATGTTTCGCCATAAGGTACTGAAAAATCTTTAAGATTCCAGCCATTCTTTTCCATTGCTTTAATGTCGCCCATTGACATATCAGTGTGTTCCTCAATAATAAATGTCGCATCATCCAGTGTTTTTGCAGTTTGATCATTTCTTAAAGTCTGGAGTGGCACAAATTCTAATCGTTTTCCTACTTTCTTTAAAACCACAGTACCATATTTTGGGAATGCTTCAACTACTTCATTGACTAATTCTCCAAAATAAGTTGTCTTAACATACTCTTTGAATTCTTGTTGCATTAACCAAGCGCCAATCGCAGATGAATGATCTTCTGGAATAAATGTAAAATCCTTTGTGTCAAGATCAATTTGTTTTGACGCAACTTCTGTTCTAAATTTACCAACATTTAAAAAAAGCTTTTCTCTTCCTTGTGGATCAAGTGAACCTGTTGAAAATTGAGAATTCCAATACAAATCAATTAACTGAATTAATTCATACTGGTTGTAAGCATAACCACTTGTCTTTCTTCCTAAATATTTTATCGATACATCATCGACAAAATTACCAGATAAATAAATCTTTTTATTAAAAAATTCATCAAGTTCTTTGTTAATCTGTTTGTAGATTGTAAAATCCTGTGTAGTTTGTTTCATAATAATATTATACTACTAAATAACGAAAAAGTACAACTACCGATAATTCACTGACCCACCTCTCCTACTCGGTGTTGAATGATTCGCTAACATTTGAGCAATTGGATTGATTTCCAGTGTCTTTTTAGTTGGTTTGCATAACTCAAAATAAATACGCATTAATGCCGTGTCTAAAAGATCTGGACTTCTACCTAACAATTCTTTCATTTTAGATTTTGGTTCTATTTCTAATTTTCCATCTTTGTCAATGTTTGCTCTTTTCAATTGTTCTGCCTCTTCTATGAATAATGTTTTTAATTTGTCATCTATCCATGTTATTGCAATTGCGTGATTATTTACTAAATCTGATAAATGATATGCACATTGCGTTTTTAAATTTTTAAAATTCTCTTTTGTGCCAGTGTGGGGGTTTGGCAATGTTGTTGAATTCGCAATAAAACCTCTGGCTCCTTTGATTTGATCTAACACACCACCGCCTATTCCATCTTCATCAATTAAACAATGAGAATAAGGTATTTTCTCATCTCTCAAAACATTTTTAATTTCTTCTGCCAAAAAAGATGTATCCACTTTCTCATACATTTTTACATCATACCATTCTAATCCTTTCCATAGCGAAATCACACTTTTGTCAGACCCAAATCTGGCAACATCAACAATACACCATTTTTCAAGTGTTTCATCAATGTTATTTGTGAAAAGATCAATCAACGCATCATACTCAATTAAATTATTATTATCACTGTCATACTCCCAATTCCCATAAAGTAATCTATCTTTGCTTACCTTGTCTAATCTTTTTAAATTTGTGAGATATTGATTTGAAAGAAATGGATTATCACCAGGGAGAGCTGGTATAAATGCCCTGTGTTCTGCCAGTGTGCCTTCTTTAAATGGTTTGTAAAAATCCAAATATAAAAAATTCTTACTTGGATTACAGGTCATTAAAAGTTTAGGCACTATTTTAAATTCATCAACTTTATAACGCAGTCTAGACATCACAACGTTTTTTGCCTTTGATGAAATTTGACTTGCCTCATCTAAAAATGCGCCAGTGTACTCAGTTGACCCCAGCGAATCATATTCTGGATCACTTGGGTAATACGCCAAATCTTTTAAAAAAATTTGTGAATTATTTTGGGTAATCGTTACTATTCCATCCATTGGATTGTAGGTATAATCTTTATTTTTGACCATTTTCCAATGTGTGCAAACTTCAAATAATGTGAGAAGAGTCGACTGTTTTAACTGTTTCATTACACTCCTGCCCAATAACCATCTACTCCCAGGATACGATAACGCACTTGATAATAGCCATGCGCAACCAAGATATGATTTCCCATTTCCAGCTGAGCCACCATATAATATTTCAGATGTTTTAGAATCCTGGAGATAATTAAATGCCTCAAATTGTTTAGGAGTAATATCCCATTTAACTTTTCTTGTTATCATTTTTAATTGGGTTAATTACTATACTTCCAATTGGTGTTGTTACTTCAACTCTGTCAGTTATTCTTTCTTTAAGTTTATTATATTCTTTAATTGCCTGAATTGAAACATTCCCCTCATTATTCTGGTTAATCCAGTGAAGTAATCTTTTGTCTACGTGATTGTCATTTAATCCAGCTTCATCGAGCAAACTGTTTATACGGGCGTTAATAATATCCTTTGATAAATACTGAGATGCCTTTACTTGTGCTGATTTATAAGCACCTTTCTTGCTAATATCTACATCATAGGCATTAATATAAGATTGAACACCATTGCCATAAAATTCTCTGGATACGTAATTCTGACAGAATTTTTCTTGTTTTAATGTTAACTTTCTATTTGGTTTTTTTGACATTGTTCAAATGATTTAGCTATTTCATCATAAATAGCTCCTTCTGTTATGTTAAATGTTTTACTCGTTTTTAAAATTGTGTCTGTTGCTATTTTAATATCTTCTTCGTTACTTGGTAATATATCGATTATGCAATCTTCGCTGTATAGTTCTGTTAATTCATTATTCGCTTTTTCAAGATTCACTGGTGTAAAATCATACTTCGTGTTATTTTCAATTAATTTGGGTTTTCCATCTTTGTCTTTTTTGCAGTAGTTATCTAATATTTTCTGGCGTTCTTGATTTAGCGCAACTAATTTTGTGCCGAGCAGCGTAACAAATCTATTTCTTGCTCTGGCATCTGATCCATGCAAAGGAATGTCTAGTAAATCAATTGTTTTTGCTAAATGACTGTTTTTAATTACTAATGATTTCATAATTTATTTTGTTAGTGTTAATAATATATTTCTGGATTCCAGAGATCTTAAGATCTTTTTTTAGGGGTTTTTTAGGGCGCTTTAGCGCTAATATTTACTTTAAGTAAATATTCAATGACTGGTAATTAATGACTGGTTAATGATTGGTAGAAG